AATTAACAGAGAAATCAAAAAACTTATTTACTAATTACATTATTTTTCATATAATATTTAGTAGATAACGGAGGCAAATAATGACAAATAAAATATTGGTAATTGATAAACAACCATCCCGCGTAAATTATGAGAAGATTTTTGGCTTCTCTGTTGACGTGGCAAACCTCTGTAGTGAGAAGGTACAAAGGGTTCTAAAAAGTAATATGACTATCGACACAGACATAATTTTTGATTATGAGTATGTTATATTAATTGGTGCAGAGCCTTTAAAAGTATTCTCTCAAGCTACAGCGATTACAGAACACACGGGTAAACGAGTAAAGTTACGTAAACATAAACTCTTCGAGGGCAAAGAACATAACGGACTTATCGCCTGTGTTAACCCAGCAATGATGCACTTTAAACCAGAGATTAAACCCGTATTTGAGCAATCTTTAGAAAGCATCACAACAATCCTAACAGGTGGCGAGAAAGAGAAAGCTCCTGTATTTTATAAACCAATCACTACAGAAGAAGAAGCCCTAGCTTATATTGATGAATTGGGGGAGTATATCTCCAGTAGAATATCAGCTCGTTGCGGTCTTGACTCGGAAGCATCTGCATTCTATCCTAGGGACGGTTATATTCTAGGGTTTAGTTTCTCTCATATGACCCATCAAGGAGTTTATATTCATGCGGACGCAGTAACTGACTTAGTTGCTTTCCGTATGCAGAAGGAAGTATTTGATAATCCTAAATGGTATATTGCTCTGCATAACGCCAAATTCGATATTAAATTCTTTGTATTCCATTTTGGTTGGTCTTTCAATAAAGCATTTGATGAAAATCGCTTACATGATACAATGCTTTTACATTACGTTCTAGACGAGCGTAGAGGTACTCACGGCCTAAAATCACTAGTATTGAAATACACTGATATGGGTGACTATGAAGCCGAGTTGGAAGAGTTTAAAGAGGAATATTGTCGTACACATAAACTGACCAAAGAACAGTTCTCTTATGACCTAATTCCCTTTGAGACGATGTGGAGCTATGGTTGCGGTGATACCGACGGGACTCTTAGATTATTTAATAAGTTCCTTCCAATCGTAGAACAGAATCCTAAATTAAGTAGCCTTTATTATAATGTAATGCTTCCTGGGCTTAGATTCCTAGCGGAGATGGAAGATAGAGGCGTACCTCTACACAGGGATAGGCTTCTACGTTGTAAAGAACATCTGTATAAGAAGATTGAAAGGCTTAATACAGAACTTTATGCAATGCCAGAAGTAATTGAGTACGAGAAAGTTACTGGTAAAGTTCTTAACCCGGGATCCCCAGTTCAACTTAGAACTCTATTGTTTGATATTGCGGGCATTACACCTTTAGATAAGTATACTGCCACAAACCAACTATCTACGGATGCTGAGGTACTAGCCAAGTTGGGTGAAACCCACAAGATAGCTAAAATATTACTAGACATTCGTAAGGCTACCAAAATTCTTAATACTTATATTATCAAGATGTTGGATAATATTGATAAAGATGGTTGTCTACGTACTGGATTTAGTCAACATACAACTACGTCTGGGCGTCTAAGTTCTAGTGGTAAACTTAACTTACAACAATTACCCCGTGATGATGCTATGGTTAAGGGATGTATTGTTGCTCCTAAGGGTTATAAGGTTGTAGCTGTCGATTGAATAATTCCTAGTTGACAGTATAATAAACCTCTCTAATTGCTGGAAACCCCTTAGAGCCAATTAAGCTACAACATAACTAGAAATGGTAAGTGTGAATGCTTGAAAATTAATTGGATTGGGCAATCAGCAGCTAAGACCCGTATAGGGTAAAGTTCAGAGACTATCGAAACCACTAATTATATTGGGAAGGGAGTAGAGTAGGACTCAAGTGAGTTCGAAACGGGAGGTAGTATTTTGATTAGTGAATGCATTGAAAAATCAAAATATTAAAGATATAGTCCAATCTTTAGAGAAATCTAAAGAGTCAGATTAACGCTCTGACGTAATATAAATGATGGAAACCGCGGAAATGTGGGTAGCCGCCTCACTCAGTGGAGATAAAAACCTACAAAAAGTGTTTAACGATATGGCCAATCCGGACATAGTATCTGCGGATTAATTGCTAGAAGTTCGCAGAATAATAAACCTCTCTAATTGCTGGAAACCCCTTAGAGCCAATTAAGCTACAACATAACTAGAAATGGTAAGTGTGAATGCTTGAAAATTAATTGGATTGGGCAATCAGCAGCTAAGAATCTAAAAAACTAGTTTACTGAATTAAGTAAGTTTGATATACTAGTTTCAAGAATAAAGTTCATCGACTATCGAAACCACTAATTATATTGGGAAGGGAGTAGAGTAGGGCTCAAGTGAGTTCGAAACGGGAGGCAGATATGACATTAGATGAAGCAAAAGTTGCATATTCTAAAGAAATGGCTGAAGATATAGTCAGGTCTCTATTGAAAGATAGAGAGTAGAGAAAACGACTCTACGTAACATAAATGTTCCACAGTTCGATTGCTCACATGGTATTTCAACCAGATTGTTTAGCCAGTGAAGTTAAAAAGAAATACCCTGCATTACGTCAAGCAAGTAAGGCGATTAGCTAATTGAAGTTGCCTATAAACCTCTCTAATTGCTGGAAACCCCTTAGAGCCAATTAAGCTACAACATAACTAGAAATGGTAAGTGTGAATGCTTGAAAATTAATTGGATTGGGCAATCAGCAGCTAAGATTCTAAAAAACTAGTTTACTGAATTAAGTAAGTTTGATATGCTAGTTTCAAGAATAAAGTTCAACGACTATCGAAAGCTACGACTCGTAAGAGTTTAATGACATCCGTAATATAATAATCGGATGGTTACGAAAGTAATTAAAGTGAGTAGAGTAGAACGCAAGTGCGGTGGTGTATTTACACCTTTATTGAAACGGGAGGGAAGTTATAAAGATTTGGGAGAATTTTTAACTTCAAGATATAGTCTCAACATCTAGCGAAAGTTAGAGATGAACCTTAACGAAGTTCAGTAAGATATTGTTCCTTTGGTATTAAAGAATAAATAGGTATCATACTTTAGTGATAAAGTAGCTCAGGAAATAAAATAAAGAGAAAAACTCGCTCAATTGCGGGAACCCTAAGTCTCTATAGAGATATGGCAATCCGCAGCCAGAATACTTAGGAATAGGTATAAATGGTTCATCGACTCATAGGTTTTCCAGAACGGAAGATACTAGGATGGTTAACTCCATAATACGGCGAGCACCTAAACATGCGAACTCCTTAGAATCCGTTCGGCTTAGGAGAATAACATGGAATTAAACAAAGAAAACTATGATAAATTAAAAGCACAAAAATTAAAAAGGTCTGATATAGCAGAAAAGTTTGGTATAACAGACAATAATTTAAAATACCTAATTGCTAAAAATGGTTGGGGTAAGAAATTACCAACAATTAAATACCCTAGAATATTTAAAGAAATCACCAAAGAATCCGCATACTGGATAGGATTTATAGCAGCTGATGGTTGTGTAGACGATAAAGGAAGAGTACGCATAGGACTCCAAAAATCAGACATAAATCATTTGAGAAAGTTTGCTAAATTTATAGGATCCGATCATAAAATCTCTGAAGATAAAGAAAAACGTTGTGATATAGAGTTTACATGCAGAGAGATGGTCGACGACCTAGCTCAGTATGGTATAGTACCTAGAAAATCAGTAACGTACCATCCAGGAGATTTAAAAATCTATGAAAAATATTTACGTGAATTTTTCAGAGGCTGGTTTGATGGAGATGGTACTATATGTGAGAGCTTTTCTAATAAGAACAGTATAACAGCAACACTGTATACTGGTATAGCTTGTTCGAAACCTTCATATAGTTGGATATGTGATAATATATTTAATAGATTAGGTATCAGTTGGAAAGTGCACGAAAGAATAAATCATATGACAGTTACTTTAAATACTAACAAGTCTAAGATATTATTAGATTGGATGTATTCAAATTCTGAACAAGAATTTAGGTTAGACAGAAAGTATGATTTATACGTAAAAACTGTCGTAAACGACGATAGATTAACAAGATAAATAAAATAGTTTGTATAGTTTAGGTGATGGGATAGTCAGTGCCCTTAGAAATAAGGGAATAACACGTTTATTTGGATCCGGTAAAGAAAAGGTTGCTGAATCCATTAACGAAGCCTTATTCGATCAGCATGTAGAGCAAGGCACACCATATAACCCTATTAATGGAGAAAAGGCGCAAGAATATATTGATACATATTTCCGTAAGTTCCCTCAGTTGAAGCGCTGGATTGATGCCTGTCACAAACAGATTCTTACACACGGATTTATTTATAGCCACTTTGGACGTAAGAGAAGACTTCGTAATATTAAATCTCCAGACAGGTCAGTTGTAGGTGAAGAACTGCGTAGTGGCTTTAATGCTATTATTCAGGGAGCTTCTTCTGATGTACTTCTTCTTGGAGCTGCTGATGCAGATATGGAGATTAAGAAGCGCGGTCTAGACGCAAGCATTAGAATGTTGGTTCATGACTCTGTTGTGGCTATCGTAAAAGACGAGTGTGTGGAAGAATATACACAGCTTATTATTGAATGTATCCAGAAAGACCGGGGTCTTAACTTCGGAGGTCATGGTGTAGGTGTTGATGCAGACTCAGAAGCAGGTGGTTCTTTGGACTATTCTTGTGGTAAGTTTGCTAAACAATATCCTGAATTAATGGAAGATGCAGCATAATGAAATTACCTGTATATGGTATAAGAAGTTTCATAAGCAAAGAAGAGAAGTACGGATTAATCTTGATCCGTACTTACTTCGCTACGTATATATTTGATGATACTAGACTCAAAGAAGAATATCCTGAATATGTTGAAAGAAGGCTTAGGATAAAAGAGCAATTGCCCAAATATAAAGAGATTCTAGAAGATTATTGTCAAATAAAAGGATTATACCCTATACGTAGGAAATTTGATAATTTAATTCAACTTTACTGGGAGAATAAGATTCATCATAGAAATATGTTTGTTACTGAAGACGGTAACATTGTGAAATATAAACCACGTAAAATAGTTAAAATAAAGTGGGTAAGACCTAAATATGTTAAAAACAGAGATAATAAACATTTCTCTGCAATTGTTAAAGGAGAACCTTACCCATTTACGGTGCAGTACCCTCATAAGTTCCTTGCTTTGGCTACATTTGCTAATAGTAGAGTTATATTAGATATAGCTGAGGAATTATCTGAAGAGGAGCTAAAAGGTAAACAGTACGCATGGAGAAAGCTTTAAAGAAAATAGTCGTCTCTAATAGGTTATTCTTTAAGTGTAACGATGATGTTGCATTATCTAAATTAGAGAAAGGACTAACATATACCCTAGAAACTAAAGGGAAAGGTGGGAGAACCGCCTATAAATATTTATGTAGATTCGGTAGAGTAGCAGCAGATACTTATTGGGTACCTCAAGGTAAGCTAGAGTATTTGAAAGACTGTCTAGGAGATTTTGACTATCAACTTATTGATAAACGTGTAAGCCCCAAGGCTTATATCCCTAAACCAAAATTTACTCTGAGACCGGATCAACAGGAAATATATGACGAGTTCAATGAATCCTGTATTATTAACGGTAAACCGGGTTGAAAAACCGAAGCTCGGTATAAACCTCTCTAATTGCTGGAAACTCCTTATAGCTAATTAAGCTACAACATAACTAGAAATGGTAAGTGTGAATGCTTGAAAATTAATTGGATTGGACAACCTAGCAGCTAAGATTCTAAAATAATTTTTGACAATCCTAAAAAGTTTTGGTAAAATTATTATGAATAAAGTTCAGAGACTATCGAAACCACTAATTATATTAGGAAGGGAGTAGAGTAGGACTCAAGTGAGTTCGAAACGGGAGGTTATTGTGAGAGAGATTAGCACCACAGAAACTGCACATAAAAAGGCAGAAAAAATGTTAGTTAGTATAATAAAGTCATTAAGGTATGATAAACATACGTCCAGAGTAATTAAATGCCCTAATTGTGGATATACCACAGAGGTACAGGATCAAACATTCTCTAGGTGGTTTAAGAAAGGTCAGGTATTTTGTGGTATTTGTAATAATGCTCAAAAGAACGTACCTGATGAGGTAAAAGTTGCTCAACTAAATGACAGAAGGCCAGAAGCTTATAAAAGTATTATTAAAGTAGAAAAATACTTAGGTTATAATACAAAAACAACACAAGCATATTGTGAAATTAAGTTTTTAGGCTGCGGACATACTAAAGAATATTCTACTACTACTTTAGGTAGTATGATGAGAAAGGGTAAAGCATTTAAGTGCGATATATGTGGTACTTCTAAGCAAGGTTCTGCAATCGAGGATGTTGTATCTAGGTATTTACCTTCATTTGAGAGACAGGTTCCTTACGCATGTATAGGAGATACTAAAAGAAGGTGGGTTGCTGATTTCTATAAAGATAATATAATTATAGAAGTAAGCACTGGTAATACTAGATCTCAAGAAGAATATTCTACTAATTTAGAAGAGAAAAGACTGTGGTGCAAATCTAATGGTATAAAATTTATTCTTATATCAGATATAAACACAATAAAAGATATAGTCCACGACCTAGAGAAATCTAGAGACTGAATGAACGTCCAGTCGTGTCAAGGTTTTGTTCGGTAAAACCATTACAGCATTGGCAATTGCGTATAAGATGCAATTAAAAATGTTAGTAGTATGTACTACTACAAATATTAGAGATCAGTGGATTAAGGAAGTCAAGAAGCACTTCGGTTTTGAGCCAGGCATAATTGGCTCTGGGCATTATAACATTAATCCGCCGATAGTAATAGGAAATATTCAGACGGTATCTAAGCGTAGCTTAGAGTTACGTAATACCTTTGGTATTATCGTGGTCGACGAGGCTCACCACTGCCCAGCTAGTACGTTCTCAAAAGTATTAGATGAATCTTTAGCCAGATATAGAATAGGCTTAACCGGAACATTGAAAAGAAAAGATGGCTTAGAAGCTACATTTTCTGGTCATTTTGGTGAAAAGATCTTTATTCCGGCTGTAAATAATACTATCCCGCCCGTTATCCATGGTTATAAACTAGACGCTATAATTCCAGGAAACATAGCAACACCGT